CCTATCATAGTGAGGAATGTTGGACCTGCGGTGTATGGACTCACACAGAATATGACGGTGATGGGAACATAACATTTGAGGATTTCGGAACGATGAGCGAAGATGAGCGATTGGAGATGAAGGAATGATTCGTGAATCGTTTGAGGAATTGTTTGAGCGAGAAAAAGAAACAACCGTTGATTATATTCAAACAATCTCTTTAATAATACTCGCAATATGTTCTATTATCGTAGGATTATTCGTATGATAAAACAACGAGGGTTTTTTTTAACGCTTGAGAGTATTTGTGATGAGATTAACAGATCGCAATTAAGCATTGATAATCATTTAGAGGCGATTTACGATTACGAAGGCGATATGCCTATCAGAATACTTGTGCATGATAACCCACTAACACATCAGATTCAATTCTCAATTGATTCTAAGCAAATGGTGGTATGTGGAAGGAAATATATGGCTATATGGTCTGACGACAAGCAAATGCGAATGCCCCTTCAACCCTTGAAGGCACAGGCATACAAACCACCACATCTCTTAACCAAAGAGCAATTGAAAGGTATTATCACTAACTATTACCTTGCTTTAATTGAAGAATGGTATATTCCAACACAAGACCAGCCGATCTTATTCAAGATGAATAGAGAGTGGGCTATCAAGTCAAGAGATAAAACACGGTCATTTTTAGAACAAAATCAATTTGAAAATGATTTATTTCTTAACTTTGCAGAACCGCGAGAAAAAATAATTGCCTCGCAGTAAAGCGGTTTTGCTAATTCTTTTTTTACTTCAAAGGTAGTTAAGGGAACTTAACTAATCTTACATACCTTTGAAGAAATAAAATAAATAAACAACAGGCTCGCAGTATCACGGTTATTTCTTTTTTGATTTTAGCGGTTTGTTGAAACAATTAAGAAGGGGAGAAAGTCGCCGGATATATGGCGAGTAAAACGAATAGACGATTTGTGGCTTCTGTTTGGAGTTATTTAGAACGAAACGGCGAGGCTACCACATCAGAAATAGCAGATTATATGATGACTAACGATAGAACGAAATTCCACGCGAGGCGTGAAAGATTAGGCGCGGTGCTTTCCAAATCTATATTGTTTGAAAAGGTGGGTGTTGTGAAAACGATAAACGCATCCGGCAATAATTCAACAAATGTCGTTTGGAAATCAAGATCGTTAAAAGAAATCGTGGATAAAGCAATCAAGGGTAATGTGAATAGTGATAAATTCCCTAAATTTTTCAAAGAAGCAATAGACAGAAGGAGAGAGATGAATGACCGTGAAAATTGTTGAATACAATCCTAATACTCCGTTCCCGTCTAAAATGATGGTGTTTGCGGATTCGACAGATGGCTTCGCCCCGTTCTTAGCGGGTATGTCTATGATAGGTAAAGACGAGGTATCAGAACCCGACCTTCGTATATTCTATTCCGGCACAGACGGGCAGACAGAAAACACAATCCCCGAACCTATGCCTATCGAATGGATGGGGTATTATGTTGAGAGCCGAGAAGGAGAAACCATACTTCTATTGAGGGTCGCTGGTGGTGATGTGTCGTGGGATAATGTCTTTACGAGTATTACCGCTTTCATGGATTCTAACTTGTCTTCGGATCTTGAAACGGTAGTGGTTTGCTCATCAATTATCTCAAGCACCTTTGCTGATACATTGGGTGAAGGAGAAATATGTATGTATGATTGGGTGGATGATGAAAGAATCGGTATGTTTATGACTTCTGAGGGGTTCGCCGTTGATGGGGTGGCCGGAATACACGATATAGGTTGGATGATACCGCACATCTTGAAGAATATTTACGGCTTCAATCAAGAGCAAGGAGATGAGAAGCAATTGTTTTCTATGTTGTATGCGCCTTCACAGACAAAAGATGTTGATGTGGATGCGGCTAAGAAGATGTGTGAATTTTACAATCAGTCATGGGATTTAGATACTGATATTGAGATGGTTGATGAAGTAGTCCTTGCTTTACTACAACAAATACGGCCAGCAGAATCAGACGAATTTATGGGTAATGTCTTTGATTGGGGGGAATCGCATTGAATATCTTTAACACGCTACACAAATTCGTTCAAGATAACCATTATGTTGATGTGGAAGATAAGTTAGACATATTCATTTGTTCTATTGGTTCTCACATATTCAACACGCTAAACAAATGTAGCCGATGCGACTTCGATCCCGATAGCGCATTAGTCAATGTTGAAGAAGGGGATTTCGCAATAGAGAATTGTCCTTTGCGACACGCCAATATGCCGTTTTACACACCTATGGCTCAATTGCCGGACACGCGCATACACATACTAATTAGAGGCAACAAGGGTTCGGGTAAATCCGTTCTAATCAATCTGTTCTTAGCAGAAAGAACAGGGCTTCTTTATTATCAAAACGCAGACTTCGGAGAGGGATTTAGAACCATGCTTGCGCCTAACTCTATCACAGAAGCGGGTATGTTTGGTTCTGTTGATGAAGAAGGAGAAATTGTGGGTCGGCCTTTGGCGAGGGAGATGTGCGGCGGATTTTTAGGCTTTGAAGAATTTTCGTCAATGTCTGATGCGGCTAAGAAGGACCATAGCCTCGACATGAAGAATCAATTGCTAACTTCTCTCGACAACGGCAGGGTGCAGAAGGCCATGCGTAGCGGTTGGGTTCGATACACTACACGCTACACAGTATGGGCTGGAACGCAACCAGCACGATTTGAGTTAGATTCGGGGCTTGACCGAAGATTCTTCATCATAGACATACAGATGACTCCCGAAAAAGAAAGGTTATTCAAACAGGCTCAACACAGACAGGCGAACACTTCGCCGGAGATGCGATTAGACATAGCCAATAGAACCATAGCGATTCGCACATGGTTTAGACAACGCATGGAACAGGCCGTAGCAAATCCGCCAACGGGTATTATTTTTGATGACGACTTAGCGGAATGGATTGACCGACCCGATGTGCGCTCGTTTGAGGCCGACTTATTCCGAAGGCTCGCTATTGGCTACGCCATGATGCAGGAAGATTACGAAGGCGGCGGGCCATTGATTGTTAGACTTGATGAAAAATTAAGGGCTATTCTTAATCAATCGTTAGACATGAGGCGAAGGGTGATGGATGCAGACCTTGAATTGATACGCTCAACATTTTGGATGAAGGATTTACCAAAGTCGCAGTTAGTCAAGGAGATTAGCCGAATGATTACAAATGGCGACTATCAAATGGCTAAGGTGTGGATAGAGGAAAACCTTGAGGGTCGAGCATGGTATTCAGAATACACACCAACGAAGACAGGGCGTGGTCGCAAAGGAATTACTTGCAGGTTCGGCAATCCTGCCGAGCCTGTTAAGACTCAAAAGTGGGGTGAAAATAATGAGCAAAACTAAGAGGGCGAAATGGAGTAGGAGTAAAGCCCTTGAGTGTGCGGCTCGATACCTTGTGCAAGAGGGAATACCATTGACCGCCGCTACTGTGTATGATAACATGAGATACAAGAACGATTTACGGTCGGGTGAAATTGGAAAATTATACAGGGTAAATAGAAGCGCACAGAATTATATGCAGGTTGCTATGAGAATGGTTCGGTGTCCTGCTTTCAAGAAAGAGAGGGCAGGGCCAAGAGAGCCGTATGTATTCTCTTGCGATAAGGAAACTTACGATAAGTGGTGGCCCGAAGACCCACTAAAGGGGTTGAGCCGATGAGAACAAGGCGAGAGATAGAAGACCGAATGGTGCGTGAGGATGACCCATTCACCGTTGAGGTTCTAAGGTGGGTTCTCGATGGTGGTTGTCCGATGTGCAAACACAATGACCGAAAGGAATACGAGATACAGATTCACACAGAAGAAATAGGCCCTCATTTTTTAGAAGTGAAGCATGGATGGGCCGAAGGAACAATCATGGAACACATGGAGAATCATATTGATTACGACCCGTCTGAGGCCGAACACATAGAGGATGCACGAAGACAATCTATCAACACATTAGATGCCGCAGAAGACATTGTATTCCGTATTCGTGGCTATCTCGATGAGTTAGAAGAAGAAAAGGAAGCAAGCGGTGATGGTATCACATCAGAATTTGTAGCCGATGCCGCCCGTCTGATTGCACAGGCCAATTCAAGTCTGAAATTGGTAGGTCAATTGAAGAAAGAAATAGGCGTTGATTCTCAATTGCTTCTCGCGGAAGCACGACTCAATCAGATGAATAGAATACTCGTTGATACTTTGATTGAGCAACCGGAATTATTAGACCGAATCGAAAATAAAATGCGGTTGTTGAATGAGCCAAATATAATAGACGCTAAATTTAAGGTGGTTGAATGAAGAAGCATGAGATAACCTATCAAGAATGGACTTGGAAGCCACGCGGCACTTGTTGGAAAGACTACATACGACTACAAAGAAATATGCGTAAGTTAATCGCGGCTTCTCTATTATCTCTTACCGTAAATGTAATTTTATTGGGGGTAATAATATTATGAAGACATGGCGTAGTGGTTCTCGCAGAAGCCTATGGGCGAGGCCGATTTACGAACACGAATGGCCTAAGTTAATCCAAGCCATGAAGGATGATGGCCTTCTCGCCGTCATACAATCAGATGGCGTTAGATGGTATGTGGGTGGCTACAAACTAACTGATGTTTCCGTGTGTGAAGCATGGAACATTAACCGAAAACAAATGGATAGGCTCAAGGATTACATCTTAGTCAATGACCCGTTTATGAGGGATGAATAATGATTATATTTTCTTCCGACCCCGAACCGTTCAGAACGGAAAACTGCATTGAGATGTATGGGGAGATAGACACATTACCAACGACACCAAATATAACCTTTATTTTACACGCAGATAATTTCACCGAGAAGAAGGCTAACGAATGGTTGCCGATTATCTCACACCGATTAGTGGTAATCACGGACAAATACCCCAAACTATCTAAGAATCACGATGAGAGAATCGCAATCCATCCGAGTCTAAAGAAAAATAACGACAATTATTCTCGTAAGATAGAATGGTTATTCGGCTGGACCGATAGAAGACGGGTGCTACATCAGATTGCTGATATTCCTATACCCCTTATTTTTTCTTTCCTAAAGGAGAACAACAAGGATATTCGATTGCATCGTCTTGTTGCCGCTACTAACTTAGTCCTCGATGATAAAAAGACAAGGGCTATTCTTTCTTATGGGGTTGAACCGACTAATGGTAAAATGAATTGGCCTAAGAGAAAAAAGAAGGTTGATAAGACACCAAAGCCGTTTAGGTCGGATGATTTGTATTGGGATTTGATTATCCAAAATCAACCAGCCGTAGCCAATCAAGTTAGAGCCGTTAATAAAGACATACCAACCGTGATTAAAAAGCGGAAGGAGAGGGTGCATAGGTGGGTATGAGTCTAACAACCTGTTTTATTTTACTTCTAATTCCGTTATTAGGACCGTTTATTGAATTATTTTTAGTGCTTATTTTTGGTGAGCCTAAACAGATTGTTGCCTTTAATCCGCCCTCTAATGTGGATTCGGATGCTAATATGGGTTCAGATGCTACACTTGAAGGCATGATGTGGTTCGATTTGGGAACTGATTAAATACCCATCATTGATTCTTAAATGTTATGAGCGCGAACAATCGGCGCATACGCCGAATTGTTGTTGATTTGTTGTGGGAACATGGCGAAAGCACGAAAGAGCGCATGGCTAAACTTTTGGCTAAACATAAATCGGTTAGGAACATTCCATCTCCCCATTCTCTCTCATCTATCTTGAGAAAAAATACACAGGTTATTGTTGTTGGAACGGAGAAGGTCGAGAATGCCGTAGGTGTGTCGGCTAAACATCTCGTCTATGATATTGACCGATACCTTGTGCGTGAGAAAGAGGACTTAATCTATACAAGAAGCCCGACTGTAATGACTCCTAAGCAACGAGCGGCGGCTCAGAAGTGTTCATGTGGTAAATTGCGTGTATTTCCGCCATATTCGCCCGATATGTGCCTACATTGTTATCGAGAGCCGGATATGTAAAACTCACGATAAAAAGAGTTATATACTATGGGTATGATGTAAATATATGAGAGCGAAGACGATACCCCATGTTGAGTATGAAATATTTAACCACCTTTTAGATACGGTGGATATTACCGCCGTCAAGCAAAGTCTTGTTCCGCGTGGTGATAAAGTGGCCGAAGAACGATTTGAGAAAGGTTTTGAGTCGGCGGCTAAATTGATTAACAATCTATGTGAGCGCAGACTACACCGATTACCGAAAGAACATCGAGATTATGTGGAGAGAGGCGAATGAAACCAACGGGCAAACCACCTGTGCGCCATTCTTTGAAAAACAAAGTCGAAGGGGGCGGCTTTGCAGGTTCAACGGAATGGCGGCCTTTGTGTGGTGCGACTTCATGGGGATTCCCCGAAAAGTGGGTCGCTACCGAAGAATGGTTGCATGAAATCAAAGCCTGTCCTAAGTGTAAGGAGTTAGACCCGACACTTCAAGGGTTTGACGACATATTCAAAGAGAAGTATGGTGATGCGTGGAACAATCTCAAACAAAGGCGGATTATAGATATGGAACGAGCGAGCGAAGAACGCTATCGCCAACGGCAAACGATTGTTGAGGCACATACTGATATACCGGAGAACGAACCACAGGTCAAGCGAGCATTATATTTGAGGTCGGCACTATGAGAAGCGAAGATGTATGGTATGGGTCAGACCCTTGTATTGACTACGACTCGTTGCCTTCAAGGGTTGACGACCACGATGTATGCCCCGATTGCGAGAAGGCCATGCCCGACCAAGATTTAGCAGAATTTGGTATTGAGGAATGCGATTGTGTCGAATGCGAATCCTGCGGCGATTGGAAAACCTTTGAAGACTTTTGTAATGTATCAAATATATGCGATTCATGTTATGATAAAGAACAGGAGAGGAATAGAAATGGGAAGTAATTGGAATAGCAGACAACCTGCGAGAGATAAACACGCATTGAAAAGAATAACGAGAAGATATAATAATTGGAAATCTAAGTATGCCGATTCAGACGGCAAATGGAGTGAGGCGAGAGTCAAGAAGTGGTTTGAATCGTTGCCTCGCACTATCGCCGCCCGCGAGAAGGCATTTGTAAAGGAGATGAAAGAATGACTACCAACGCTTATGTAGCCCGATGCACCCATTGTGGGGCAGATACTTGCCTAAACAATCGTAGCACACGACCACCCTATCATAGTGAGGAATGTTGGACCTGCGGTGTATGGACTCACACAGAATATGACGGTGATGGGAACATAACATTTGAGGACTTCGGAACGATGAGCGAAGATGATGTAAAGGAGATGAAGGAATGAATTTGTCTATCAAGAATAGGAAGAAAATTATACAAAGATTTGCAGGTGGTTGTGAAAACCCCGACAACATAGACAATATAGGCGGAATACCAATACAAGACCATGCGGGAAATCCTGTAACACTTCATTTACACGGTGGGGTTTATTGGCTACAATCCCATGCACACAAAGGAAAAGAGCCTAAACATTGGATAGGTCTTGATGAATTGCTTGATGAGTTAGAGAAGGGGGATGACGAATGATTCCGATTTGTCCTAAGTGCAATCAATCAATCGGCTATTGTTCTATGTATTCTTGTAAGAAGGTGGAGAGATGAGCGGTATGAGAAAAGATTACCAAATACAATCTATTGTGCAATATCTAAAATATAATGGTCCTAAAACTCTTAGGGAAATTATCCAAAATGTTCGCACTAATACTATGTATGTTGAAGGGGGGAAAACCATTGTTAAGGACAAATACAAATTTTGTAATCCAATTCAATTTACTTTATTTCAATTAAGCAACCATGCGGCACGAAACAAGAATATGGAGAAAGTGCCTAACACAAGCCCGACCGAATGGAGATATGTCGAATGATTATTTATAGAGATTATTTTCCTTTCAGCATTACGCCCGAATCCTTAATTATCGGTGCGGGTAATGTAGTGTCGTGCGCGATGAATGGGGGTATTTCATGGGGTTGTTAAACGGTGCAACCTATGGGGATAGACTGTCGGGTAAAGCCGGACAGATTTTGACCGATGATAACCGCCTTTACTTGACGGTTGTTATGGAAGCAATCAAGCATAAGATTGACCCCGACTCGGATGACCCCGAATTTGAAGCAGACATTACTGCGGTCATTGACGAGTTATCGGGTGATTACATTCAAGGCATGATGCTATCATTGGCTATGATGCTACACAGATTCCATTCGGATAGTATTCTAAGTAAAGAAATAACGAATATTTATTCTGCATTAGAAGTTATCTTAATGGAAAAGAAAATCGGGGGAGAATTATGAGGGGGGTTTGGAATGACCGAAGTATGGTCGCAAAAATATAGGCCGAACAAATTAGAAGATAT